GTTTATAGAAGTAGGTTGCAGGCTCTCCACATTTGTGGCAGATTCTTTCTTTTCGTTGTTCTGTTTTAAAGCTCATATTGCATATGTTGCTGTGTGTTCATCACGACATTGTGCAGTACACCATCTTCTTTTATCTTTTACTTTTACTCCACACCAAATACATTTCCCAGTATCGTTCTTTTCAATTGAAGTATTAACTGTTTTAAGAGTAAACTTAAGTCGAGCATTCATTTCATCATTAGCACTATCTATTTCGTCAGCCATTTAATTTGCCAAGGTGGTTTGCCCAATTATATTGCTTGCGTACTTGCTTCTTAGTCATTACAGGAGGGAGTTTTAATAGTCCGAGCTTCTCCCATTTTTGTAAAATAGATATTGCACATCCTGCATACCTAGCAACTCTCGCTCTGCTTGCTTCAGGATTCTTTTTCATAAAGTCATTAGCTCTATTAATTAGATTTTGTTTCTCATCTACTGTATAAACCACTTTTGGCATTCCTTATCCTTTAGTTTAAAATTACACGACTCTCTAGGTATCATATGATACCAGTCACTTCTAGTCATCACATGAACCCCCACCACAATACTTTGAGTTGAGTATATCACTTGCTAAATCTTCTGATACAAGCTTACGTTCTTTATCAATAATTTCATCTTCAATGTGTTTCACAAATAACACATCTCTATTAAGAGTATTGAACTCATCAAGAATAGCCTCAGCGTCTACCTTGTGTGTATCACCCATAGAGTTTTTATCTAGTAGTTCTATGTAGTGTTTTAAAAGACGTGCTATTTTGCTAAATAGTTCTTCGTTCACTTAGTATTCTCCTAGTTGACAACATGTGAACGCTTCACATGTCTCCATTTAAAATTTCTTTTCCTCTTGCTCAATTCGTTTATTAGCATACCATATCAATTTCTTTAAGTCTTGTACTAAATTTTTTTTATGTAGACATCTTAATAAATATTTTCCACACTGCCACAAGAGAGGTTCGGTAGGAAAAAACTCTTGAAGTATCTCAATAACTTCCCACTTATGTTTTGTATAATGTTTTGGATTGTTTACTAAATCTTCTTGGCTCACTTGAACTCTCTTATTATAATTGGTTTAATAACGACTCTAGCATATCTATATTATGCTCGTCAATTATTATTGAGAATCCTTTAGCAGTTTGAATGTCTTTGAGATGTTTTTTTTGAAGTGCAGTAGGTCTACCTCCATTGGCTTTGCACTCTATACCAACGAATAATCCTTTGTAACAAGCAATGATATCAGGTACTCCATTAGCACCATAGCCACCTGTTGCAGGCATACAATGATAAGCACCTAGCTTGTCTAATATACTTTTTACTTTAATCTTTACTTTCTTTTCGGGTGTCATTAGTTACTCCTTGTAACAGGTGATAATCATCTGTGTTAAGAAGAACTATATACCATTTCCCAGATGCACGCCAACCAACATTTTTTAATACAGTGTGGGGTTCACTCATAAGAGTAGCAGAATTTATAGTGTGTTCAGGAGGGGGGTTATCAAATACAGTAGATATTAGAATGAGCTTGGGAAGGATATAATTAGGAAGTGTGTCATGAGTATACCTCCTACGATACTTATTTGTAAGGTAACAAATATACTCAGACTCAGTTTTTTGAATTGGTACTTTTATATAATCTTTACTGTAAGGTAAAGCACTTATCTCATCATTCTTTATCATTAAACAGTAATACCCATTCTTGGTTAGCTAGTTTATTATGTGTAGAACAAGCTATTATACTCGCTTTTTCGCTATACATAGCCGACCTATCTCGTAAAGTATAACTAGCTATTGAGTGATATTCACTCGCACCTCTAGTCTTTATATATTCCTCTCTCAGCATAGACCATAAAGTCAAGCGTGGGATAATAGTATCTGAATCTTTGTGCTCATTTAAATCTAAATAGCCTTGGGTATCTTCCTCTATAATAAAATTATGAAGGGCGTACTCTGTGCTGACAGCCACAGGGTTATCTTTATGTGCACTAAATTTACCCTTAGTTACAAAGTGAATGTCAGGTGACAAGTTATCTTTACCTATTATCCAAAATGATTGAGTAGCTAACTTTATTGCATTATCTTTTTGCTTTTGCTCAAACTCATTTGCAAACTTTACATCATCTAATTTTTGTTGGAGTTTGACTCTATAAGTTTCAGTCATAGGATAAGTCTTAGGGTGTAACAAATGCTCTAAAAGAACTTTACCTTCTTCCCTATTATCAAATCTCGTTTCATTTGCTAAGTCATATATATTTTTATCACTACCTTTTATCTTTTCTAACTCTTTACAACTATACCTCAATTGATTATCTAATAACTCAGCGTAAGTGGGTATTAGATTTGTATCATATCTTGTGATAAGTTTCTTACATAATTTACTCCACTTCACAGACTCAATATAGTTATTCCTTTCTTGTATCCTCCATGATTGTATCTCGGACATTCCTACAAAAATAAACTTTTCTTTTTCTTCTCTTGATTTTATAATGACTCCAGTAGGTACACCCTTAGATGTGCACATCATATAAGCTATATTTAAACTCCCTTCATCTTTTTCATACTGTTTCCAATCTGTACTCATTTGAATTTTATTCTCTTTACTATAAAGATTACGAGCCTGTACTCGGTTTAAAACTAACCAACCTAACTTATGATTCAGTTCGTTTATCATAGGCAATAGTTCTGAATATAAATGAGTACAGTCTTTCCTTTCTTCCCCTCTATAATACTTATCACTAACTTCTTTCCACTCAGTAAATTTCATTTTAATACTCCCTGTTAGAGGTATGTGAAAGTCACACACCTCGGTTTAAGAATTTGATTTCTAAATGTTTATTGCTAGGTATCCTACACTCTTGCCATGGTATTTCCTCAGTCACATACGATTCTTCTTGTTTATACAATTCAACCCTCATGATGTTTAAGATATCTTTTTGTAAATCTTTTTCTATAACATCTGTCTTTTGTTTATTCCAAGGTGTAGACATACTCAAAGCATGATTATGTCCATGCGATTTTCTAAATGTATCAATCACATATTGAAGTGGATTAGATTCTAAGGTTACTGAATCATCTACTGTTTTAAGTTGCAAGTTAAGTTGCTTATAAGTGATACGCTCTAGCCATAGTTTTGCTATGGTCATAGGTTCTTTATACTTCTTACGAACCTCGGAACCTTTTTTAGGGTTCACTTTCTTGGTAACTATTTTATACTCCCATTCTTTTAAGGGTTCATCGGTATTAATGTTATATCGCATACCATTTACAACAGGCATTTGTTTAGGCGTTACAATATTTGTACCATCTTGACCATCAAACCTACTCAAAACTATACCCCCCTTAGTAGCGTTTTGTTCTATAGTGTAATACCTACCCAATAAAACGTACATTAACCCAACCTCTCCATTTCCATAATAGTCTTGAGTGAATGTCACATATTGTATATTCTCACCCTCGGCTTCCTTATAGTCATGTAAAGTAAATAGAGTTGAGCCATAATAATTAAAGCTAAGTAAAGTTTCATTTTCAAACTCCTCAATCTTAAAGTATTTATGCCCCTCTGTTCTTTTACCCCAAGGATATTCGTTGGGACGCTTTCGGTAATAATTTTGTTCTTTTACTACTTTATAACATTCCTTTATTAAGTCCTTAAACATTTTCATCTCCCTCTAATTGAAAAGTAATTACGTCTTCATCGGTTTCCTCTACTACTTTACCCTCTCGGATATGTGCCATCACTTGGTCGGATAGTTCAGCTTTTAATTGACTGTCTAACTCAATACCCTCATCGGTGATTAGCACATCATTGCCCTCGTCATCTTTCTTGACAATGGCAAACGTTATGTTTTCCACATACACAAACTCTACATCTTCAGCTTTAAGTTTCATTTTGTTCTCTCTCCTTTTGTTGTTCTTCCTCTTCTTTTTTCCTTAGCCACCATTCATCATGTTGAGCGTCAGGGTCAGGCTCGTAATGTTCCTTTGGTTCAGGTGGGTCTACATCTCTTTCAGTCATCACTCACCTCCTATAATAATATCTGTATCAAGACACTCGGTCTTGGTTTTTAAATAGACACTTGCACCATAACTTGATTGTTCAAATGCCATACCTTTACTGCATACCACCTCGCTAGGTGTGGTGTTCTCTTGGTAAGTTTCAAAGATATGTAATAATCCCATACCTACAAGACTGCCAATTAATAATCCTGTTGCTAACCATGTTGCACTATTGTTTTTATTCATTACAAAACCCTCCATAATATAAATGCACCTAGTGTGCACAACACACCTAAGATAAATCCTAAGCGTCTATTGTTTCTAGCTTTTCTTTTTTCTAAGTCATACGCAGTTTCGTATCTGTTCATATACCAGTTCTCCTATAGGGACTATGTGAATTACACATAGTCTTGTTTAACAACTGTGCCTGTGCTTGGCAAATACTT